CAAACAACAAGTTACATCGTCTGCTGTTGTAGATATTGAAAGCGATGTATCAGGATTTCCTCCTGTACCAATAGAAACTAAGCTTTGTGCAACATAACCATTAAATGGAACTGCATAATGAGTATTGCCTGATGAACCTGACCAAACACTTCCATCACTATTAGTAACTGCAGCAGCATCTCCACTACCAATACCAAAATGTGCATATTGTGTATTAACATTATGCTGACCTATACCTGCTTTTACTAAATCATTAGTAGAATCAACAGTTAGTAGAGCATTTCCACCTGCATCATAAATTACTGTATTTGTAGTTGTATCTGTTGAAGGTTGTACTTTTAAATTTCTATCAGATAGATATAAAGCAGATGTATCTCCATCTCCACAAGTTATTTGCTTTATTGTAGATCCTATCCCTGTATTTGAATTAGATGTATGTAAAATATCTTTATATACATCTTTTATACTATTTCCTGTAAAACTTGCCATAATTATCCTTTATATCAGTATATTTATTAAAAAAACAAAATTGCAGATATTATAATATAAGAATAATTTAGCTAATTTGCATTTTAGCTATTTCTTCTTTTTATCATCATCTTTCTTTTGTAATTCTAATTTCTTTTTTAAAAACTTAATAGTACCAAGACATTCTGAAGTTGCATTTACTAAAAGTCTATATGTATTTTCTTGCTCTTTTAATTCGTCCTCTATATTCATCGTTTCTCCCCTTTATTTACCTTTTCCTTGTTGTAGTGGTAGATCTATATATTGTATTTCAGATTTCCCTGACTCTCTACTTTCTACCACTATTTGTAATCTTAAAATATATTCTCCTTGATTTTTACCTGCTACCAATAAAAAATTAAAATCTGCTATTTCAAAACCCTTAACCATAGAGCCTGTCTGCATACCTCTTTTTGCACTATTTAAAATTATAGCCTTAGACTGCTGTGCAGTTATACCAACCTTTGCTGTATTAACCGTAATAGCATTAGCTTGTGATGTTGTTATACCAACCTTTGCTGTATTATTAGTTATAGCAGTTGCTTGTTCTGATGTAATCCCTGTTTTATTCTTTTCTGTATTAATTTCAGTTTGCATAGAAGTAACTTTATTAATATGCTCATTTGTTTTATCAAAACCTGTATTTACTTTTTCTATTAAATCTTTTAATATTAAAAACATTTCTTCATCACCGTGAATACTTAATACATCTGTATATTCTCTTGTGCTTTTATCTAACTTATTTAAAGCCATTATTACTCCAATGTTATTATATAAGTTCCTTGCAAAAACTTATAACTATTATCATTATCTGTTGTTCTTCTATAAACAGGTAAAACCATATCGTTTTCATTAACTGATACAGATAAACTTGTTTCTTCCCATTTTTCTACCACACCTGTTGTTGTGCTAACTGATTGAGTGCTTCCTATTTGACTTAAAGTCCAATTTCCTGCACTCCCAAATCCTGATGCTACTCCTTTTAATAATGCTATTTCCCAAGTATCATCTCCTCCATATGTTGATGTACCAACAAATTTGTATGCTGTTACCGTAGAATTTTTTGGAACTAACCAAGATGTAGCATAACTATCTTGATACGAAGTAGGTAAACTTGTGCCTGAACCTGTTGCACTATTATAATAGTAATAATTCTCTCCATAAGAAGTAGATGTTCCCCAATACCAATTATTATATTGACACCTCATTCTACAGGTTGTTCTTATATAATACCCTGAGCTCCCACCACCTGCAAGACTTCCATTATTAGTTATAGCGACATCTTGACCTGTATCATCTGTAAAATATAAATTGTTAGGAGAATCATTCTTAACCCATATTTGTCCTGAGCCACCGTGGTCTGCATTAGCACTTGCCTTTTCAGATATAATTAATGAACTATTTACTGTTATATCTCCTTCTCCACTACCAAGAGTAACATCACAACCTCCATCTGTTTTACCTGTTAATTGAAAGCCTGTTACATCTGAACCATTAGCCTTAATGTATTTTATAAATCTTCCTCTTTCTGCTCCATCTGCTACTCCATAAGGGTTGTATAAATCAGAAAAATAAGTAACATCCTGTCCTGCATCATTTTTACCTATATATTGATTATATAGTAAATAATCGGATGTGTGTGGACTTGCTGAATTGTGATAAAATGTTTGGAATACTCCAAAAGCTCCTGCATCAGTTGAAGTGTATGTTATAGTTGGTTTTGATGATGAAGGGCTTGAGTCTACTATATTTATATCCCCACCATCTGCATCTATAGTAATATCTCCACTTGAATCTAATGTTAAATCTCCTGCAGTACCACCTGCACCTATAGTGCTTAATGTTGTTGCACCATTACTTTCCACTAATATTCTAAAATAATCATTAGAATTAGATGTGTTGTATATTCTCACATCTTGAGTTGTTCCATCTGCGGCTGTACCTCCTACATCTAATAAATGACCTGTAGCATTAGACAAATGCAATCCTTCGTCTGCATCAATGGTAAAATCTTCAGCAAACAATAGAATTGCTTTATTGTCCCCTGAACTATCTGAAGCCTTTAGCATAGTTGTTCCTGTTGAATATATATTAAACCATAAACCTGATTTTTCTCCACTTGGAGCTTTGTTTTGAAATATAATTTGAGGCTCAGTTGCACTTGGTATTTGGTTACCTTTAATGGTCGTAACCGATAATTCTTGAGTTTGCTCTTTTTGAGTTATAAATTCATCGGCTGATGATTTTATTTTTCCTTTAGAAAATTCTAATCCTGTTGATTCTCCACCTATTTTAAGTGGTTTAAAATCATTGTCTAAATTAGAATCCGAGCCTAATGAAATTGGATTCTTTCTTTTAGGCTCGAAATCTGAAGGACTGCTTGTCTTAATACTTCTGCGTTTGGGCATTATTTCCCTTTTATTTTATCCACTATAGGTTTTAATACCATATCCCAAACAAGATCATCTTTTTTGGAAGGACTAAGCTTTATACCTTTTTCCAGGACATATAAAGCTAACAAGAACCATTCCCAATTATCTGTTAGTAAGTTAAGCATATTTTTTCTCCTTTTTTATTTTCTTTTTATTCCTCTTATATTGCCTAATTTGTAGATTTCTTTTCTTCCTATCCATTTTTCTTTGTTTGGCTTTTTTATTTGGCATTTTCTAATTTCTCCAACCTTTTTAAAATATTTTTATAGTCTGACATAGAGAATATAGGGGGATGAGCATTTTTATTTAAAATAGCAACCTCCTTTTCTAATTCTTCAATATATTTGCCTTGCTTGGCAACTGTTTTTTGAAGCTGTTTCATTTGAATATCAAGCTCATTATCTTCCTCAACATACTTACGAAGATTATTAATTTCTCTTTTCTTCATAACCTGTTTTAGAATAATATCTATTGTTTTTTTAGCTATTAAACCCTGTAACATAAATCTCCTTAAAATCTAAAATCGTCTTTATTAAAAATATTCTTATCAATTAGTATAATCCCACCAAAGAAAAACATTGAGAATCCTATTGCAAACAATAATACTTTAATCATCTTTACAATCATCCCACTTTTTCAAATCTAACATAGGCAAAGGTTTCTCTATAAGGTGGTCTTTTAGCTTATCGTTTTGAATAGCTACTTTATTTCCACCTTTTACAAAAGCTTTCCCATCTGCACACCCTACTTCGTATATAAATAAAACTGTTTTCCATAAACCGACTCTTACCACCCTTGCAGGTCTACCATCAAATATAATAGTATCGTCAGTATCTAAATCTTTACCCATAAAAACTTTTATGCCTTCTATGGCTGTTTCTATGGTATTACGAGCTATAAGGAATACAAATGTAGCTATAAGCATCCATCCATACTGACCTATTAATGCTTCTATAGCTTTTGATTCCATTTTTCTCCATAATTTAACCCTTTATAAGTTCTCCCCATAAAGAGGTTTTTCCATTTATAATTTGTATAATATGGACTGTAAATAATCCTTTTTCAAAAAAATCAACTATAGCAAATGCGTGTGCCCAATTAATTCTTCTGTGATCAAGCCAATCATTTGCTTCAGCAGACATATCCTTGAGGCATCCAATACTCCAAGCTGATTTAGCACCATCCATATGTGTAGCAGACATCTGTTGCAAATCGTGCCAATGTCCATACATAACATTACAACCTAACTTTCTAAGGTGGTTAGATGTATGATACTGACCACCATATTGATGACCGTGATACATATATAATTTACCAATTTTAAGATGTTTTCCAAATTGATGATACTTATACCCTCTACCTTTTAGATCTACTGCATTTTTAAATTTGTATTGTGGAACATAAGGGTATTTTTCTACAGACATATTAAGCCAATTATCGTGATTTCCCTCTGTGATATGTCTTTCTTCGCAATTAGCCTTATCAAGAGATTCGTCTATAATGTCCATACCTGCATTAACATCTTTAACATCTTTATCAAAATCTTCTATTAAAAATTCTAGTGGGGGAGCTTTCTTTCTTTTATATTTCCAAGCTGAAAAAGCACTCCATTCCCCAACATCTCCTAAGTCTACATAAATGTCAGGCTTTACTATTTCGATTGTTTTACATAAAATATTAATGCTTTTAACATCGTGTAGTGGAAAGTGTTTATCAGGAGTAACTATAGCTCTTTTGATAACACCTTTGTCCCTTAAAGCCATATAAATTCCTCGTTTATTGTCTTATAATTTAATATAGATTACTAATTATTCCTAATTTCTCTGATGAGTCTGACCCAAACATTTAACAACACTCCAAGCATTATTCCTATTCTGAGCCATAAAGGTAACATCTCAACATAAGATATTCCTATTCCTGTAGCTCCTTGTGCTATAGTTCCTAATTTTGAATCAACTATTGTCTTTAGTGTGTCCATTTATACCCCTTAATGTTTCGCTAAGTTCTTTAGCTCTGTTTGGTGTTTGTTTTGCCCATAAGGAGTCAAGCATTTCTACTGAGGCTTCCTCATATTGCTCTGTTTCTAATAAGTATATTGTTTTTTTGAATTTAGAAAAGCCTGAAAGACCTAATTGATAACACATATTAACAATAACACCTTTAGCTGTATCATTAACATCTTTAAACCAAGGAAAGGCAATTAAGATTCTCTGTAGCATTTTGTGAAGTTTTTTCATTAAAATTAGATCTGCTATATCTTCATCTAAAACTAAATCTTTAATAGCAAACCCATACCCTATAGTATCATAACCTTCTGTGCATTTATAAACTTTAGGCTCAAATCCTTCGTGTTTTTTAATATCTTCTACAATATTGTTAAGCTCTTTAGGCATTACTCCCCCTCCTCAGTCCAAGCACTCTTAGCAAGTTCTGTTAATATCTCACTATGATTGTAAGTAGTTAGTCCATCAAAACAACTTGGAGTATCACCT